TGATGATGTTGATACTCTTTATACACAAGGTGTAGATGACGAAGTAATAGAAAAAAATCCATCATCTGATATATTTAAAAAGACTATGGAATACTTTGAAGAAAATATAGAAAGACTTTTTCCAAAACCACAAGATAGAGATATTGCTGAATCTATATTGTATCTATGTAAGAATAAAGATAATATTGATAATTTTAATAAGAAAGCAATATACATTATGATTAGAGAAATGACAGATGTAAAGACATCTAAAATTACTCAAGTCACTAATACATTTCGTAAGATTTATCCTAGAATCCAAGAAGAAGTTCTTAGCCGTGGTCATATAGACAACCTAAGATATACAGGTTCTTTAGTGTAATTCTAAATCCGTTCTATATTTATATGTATGGAAAACGATTATAAAATATTCGGTGATAAAAACTTTTCAGATTTATCTGAGGAGATATACGAGAACACTAAGTTAAAGAAAACTCAGATTGACTTATTGATTCAGGAAGTTCATGGCTATATCCAAGGTATAGAGGACATAGCTGTTGTAGGTCCTATAATCAAAGAGTTAATGGATGTGGGTATTCGTAATGATGATAACCTTGTTAAACTAGCTACTATATATCAACGCATTATGTCCAAGCAAACTATCGATGATGGTAGTGCTGCTTTACTTTCTGAAGAAGAGAAAGAACAACTAATGGCAACTCTTGAAGATGTAACAACTGATTTACAAAAGAAAAAAGATGAAATTGTTGATATGTCTGATATAAGAAGTAAGTATGGAAAGACATAATGGGTTTAAAAAGATTTTATGATGATATAGCTACTAAAGCAATAGAGTTTAATTTAGCTTTAGTAAACAAGGTTTTTATAAATAATGTTGATTATCCAAATCAAGATGAAGAAAAAAACTCATCTCAGATAATTGAGATTAAACCATTAAAGACTACATTACCTACTATACAAAAAAGAATAAAAGCTAGACCATTATTTAGAGGTATAAGTGATTCTATAACTAGAGGTGATTTAGTTTTATTTGTATTAATATCTAAAAAATTTTATTACATAGGACCTTTAAATAGTTTTAATGAACCTAATTATTCTCCTGCTAGTTTTTATTCTAAAAATATAGAAGGTAGAGATTTAAACCCCAACCCTCAGATAAATAAAAAGAGTGGGTATGGAATAGAATATCCTCAAAATTTTCAAGTCAAAAAATTAAAAAAGAGAAAGAACTCGGAATTAGATTTTTTGAGCAATACTTCATATGATGTATCAAAGCATTCAGATTTATTAATTGAAGGCAGGCATGGGAATGGAATTAGAATTGGTTCGCGAGCTATATTTCCGTTACTAAACATAAGTAATAATAATCCATTTTCTGAAGAATCATTATCTGCAGGTTCTGTTATTTCTCTTTTGTCTAATGGATCCCTTAGACAAAACTTTGGTGGTCAAAATAGTGATTTTTTCTTATCAGTAGATGTTCCTACTGAAGAGGTTAATCCATTTTCTTTAAATAAAGGAAACGATGGTGGTGAGGGGATATTTAATTATAACTATGGAAATATTACAGATAATACAACAACCGATCAAATAATTATTACTTCTGATAAGATAACATTTGATGCTAGAAGCAACCAAGGCGATTTTACTGTATCATCAAATAGAAATATAAATTTTGGAGCTAAAGGAAATTTTACATTAAACAATTCAGGTTATTCAGTTATTAATTCTGGTAATATTTATTTAGGAGAACCAGCAAAAAGTAAGAAGGAGCCTGTAGTATTAGGTGATGAGTTAAGAAAGATGTTAGAAGATATAACAAAGATATTAAAAAATGCTCACGCTCTTGTACAAGGGGTTCCTGTACCACTTACTGATGCTTTAGGAGCTCCGTTAGGTACGAGTAAGAGTGTGGCACTTGAAAGTCCTATACTTACTTTAACAGAGATAGTAACACAATTGGAATCAAGAACTGAAACTGAAGATGATAATGGAAATATAAATTATGGTAAAGATGGTCCTAATTTTCTGAGTCATCATCATTACATAGAACAAAACAACAGGAGTAATAATGAAGGTTAATATATTTAAGAAGTTAATAAGAGAAGTTATAAGAGAAGAGTTAGATTATAAATTTTCGGTACTGGAGAAAAAGTTAGATGAAGCGCTAGTTAGTAGTAAAACTAATAGTATAGTTGAAGATAGAGCGCCACAACCTACCGCATCTACTACTGGTAATAATCCAGTATCTAACACGAGAGTTCCAATGACTAAAGATTCTATCTTAAATGACATCTTAAAAGAAACTGCTCACTCAGGTGAATGGAAAAATATAAATAAAGAAGCAGAAACAAAATCAGTAGTTGATGATGCTCAAAACTTACCTGAACATTTGGCTAATGCTTTTACCAAGGATTATTCAGGTGTAATGAAGAAAGTAGAAGAAAAGGAAAAGTTTAGAAATGGGGCTTAAATCCGACATATATGCTGCCTTTGTAAAAAACCTTGGTGAAGATAATGTTAATGCTACATCCGATGGTCAAAAGAAAGTTGATGAGTTAGCAGAAGATTTATCCAAAGCTATACAGACATTTATTTTAGCTCAAGAATTTAAAGTAGATAAGTTAAGTGCACCTGTTTTTATACCAGTTGGGAGTGTATCAAATATAGCACCAATACCTGCACCAGGACCTCCAGGAGCTGGTTTAGTGCCACCACTCACACCTATATCATTACAAGGTAAAGCGCCAGGTCTTCCATTTATAGATTCAACTGCTGATGTGGATGTAAATGGTCAAACTGCTAATGGCTCATTATTAGGTAAAAGTGCATCAGATAATTCTTTAGTTAAACTAAGAGTAGTAAAAAAAGGTAGTGAATAATGCCAATACTAGATAATAGAAAAGATAGATTTGTAGAAGACCAAGATAGTAGAGTATCAGTTGGAATAGACTTTCCATTTGCTAGGGTTGCTGGTGGAGATGGGTATTTTGCAACAACTAAAACTACTATTGAGGCTGTAAAAACTAACATAAGACTTTTACTACAAACCAATCAAGGCGAAAGATTATTCCAACCTAGTTTGGGTATGAATCTAAAACAACTTTTATTTGAACAGATGACCGAAGACCTTTCAATTCAGATTGAAAATAATATAGTGGATGTATTCGGTAGATGGTTACCATTTGTTGATTTAAGAAACATTGAAGTCAACCGAAGAGATGATATAAATCAAGTGACTATAAACATAGAATTTAATATAAACAGAACACCTAACGCTACAGAAAGTGTTCAAGTTACATTTGATGGTGTGGGTGATGAAACCTCATCAGCAACAAGCGATGGAGCTTACTAATGGCATATACCGATAAACAAAAACTAATAGAAACAAATGTAAACTACACGAGTAAAGATTTCAGCACAATTAAAGCTGACTTGATTGAATATACTAAAGCTTACTTTCCTGATACATACAAAGATTTTAATGAAACATCACCTGGTATGATGTTAATAGAATTATCAAGTTATGTTGGTGATGTTCTTTCTTATTATATTGATTACAATTATAAGGAAAACTTATTAGCAACAGCAACTGAAAAAAGAAATGTAAGAAGGTTGTCTGAATTTTTAGGATATAAAGTTCCTAACAAAACTCCATCGGTTGTTAAATTAAAAGTTACTACTACTATAGATGCAAATTCAGATGGTACACCTAATTATGGTCAAGCTCCATCTTCAATAGATAGTGGGCTACAAATTGCTTCTAGTATAGATTCTCAAATACTTTTTGAAACAACAGGAGAAATAGATTTTACATCAAGTGGTTCTGGTGATCCCGCTATAAGTGCTCCAACATTAGATAGTAATGGAGAAGCAGAATCTTATACTCTTACTAGATATGTAAGAGCTATATCAGGAAAAACAAAATCAAAATCATTTACTATAACAAGTCCAACTAAATTTTTAGAATTAGATTTAGGGGATGATAATGTAGTTGAGATATTAAGTTGTACAGACTCATCCAGGCTTACATGGTATGAGGTTGATTACCTAGCACAAGAAAAAGTTTTAAAAGAAACTCATTATAGTGATGATACAACTAGGGATAGTGCTTATGACCAAGGTAATGCTACAACTGTTTTATCATCGGTGCCTGTTCCATATGTTGCTGAATACATTAAAACAAACAAAAAATTTATAACAAAGTTCGATGAAGATACACAGACATATAAAGTTTGTTTTGGTAATGGATTATTTAGATTTAGTAATTCGGGTTCAAATGTTGATCCTGTAGAACAAGCTGGTGTAACAATAAATGGAAATAATATTGCTGATATACCTGGTGCTATAGGTTCTACTATTGGAAATAATTTAAACTTAGGTGAAACTCCAGCAAATACTATAATGACTTTTACTTATAGAGTAGGTGGTGGTGCTACATCAAATGTTCAAGCTGGAGAACTTACCAATATAAATAATGCTCCTGATGGTGTAACTATATCTGTAACAAACGATGAGTCTAGTGTCGGTGGGACAGATGGTCAAAATGTTGATGAAATTAAAAATAATGCTAGTGCGTTTTTTGCTACTCAGCTTCGTTGTGTAACCAAAGAAGATTATACAGCAAGAATACAAAGTATTCCAACAAAGTTTGGTAGTATTGCTAAAGCTTATGTAGAGAGATTAGATGGTGGAACTCTTTTGGTTTCTACTATTTCTTATAATCAAAATAAACAATTAGTTCAAACACCACAACTTGTTTTACAAAATGTAGCTACTTATCTTAATCATTTTAGGATGATAAATGATCAAGTTGATTTTGGGTTTAATTTAAAAGAAGTTTTATTTTCCGGTTACATAATAAACTTTGGTGTTAATTTTAAAGTAAATTATGACCGAAGATTTAATCCAACAGAAGTTAAATTAAATGTAATTCAAGTAATAAAAGACTTTTTTAAAGTAGAAAAAATGCAGTTTAGACAATCAATTAATATAAATGATTTACAATATAATATATTAGGATTAAGTGGTGTGATTGGAATAAAAGAGTTAATATTATTTCAAGATGGAAATGATGAATATGCTAGTGGTAGAAAATTATATTACTATAGAGGGGATGGTGAAATTATAGGTGATGATACTAATTATGGATTTCAATATGATTTTCATAGCTCTCTTGAAGATGGTATTTATAGACCATCTGTTTCTCCTGCTGTATTTGAATTACGAAATCCAAACCAAGACATTTATGGGAAGGTAATATAATGCATAGATATTTTTTTACAACCAAAGATACTTTTATTAATAGTGGTTCAAACTCAATTACTGGCGAAGACTTTAAGGATAAGAACACAGGACAAGACGAGATACTTGAATTAAAAAAAGTATTTGCAGACAGAACATTTTCTTATCAAACCAGAGTTCTTCTTCAGTTTGATACCGATGAAATAGAAAGTTATATTAGCTCATCTGTTTTACCAAATGACTATAAGTTAAACCTTAGACTTTATGAAACAGAAGGAACAAGTGGTTTAAGTGAAGAGTATACAATTGCTGCTTATCCCCTAAGTCAAGAGTGGAATGAGGGTGTTGGTAAGGAAAGTGATGTTCCAAAAACAGTTGATGGTTGTAGTTGGTTATATAGAAAAAATCAAAACGGCTCGGAGATAAGTTGGACAACTCCTGGTGGAACTTATATTGCTGGTGATGAAGTATCTCAATCTTTTTCAGCAGAATCTCCTGACCTTAACATGGATATTACCACCCTTGCTAATAAATGGTTTGGTGGTGTAAATACTAACTATGGTATGTTAGTAAGAATATCTGGTAGTAGAGAAACATCAAGTGGTAGCTTTGAAGA